GAAACTTTTTTTTAATTCATATAAATCAAGTGTTTAACTTAACTTGCGAATCTTATCAATATATATCTTTCGGAAACCTTTTCTTAGAGTTCCTTTTACAAGATACCAATCATTCAATCTTCCATCCTCAACTATAGGTTTGCCCATCTTAGGATATTTAAATCTATCTATTGTACTTATAATTGGACCAGTGTCATCTTCAAATGTCATATTCAGCCATAGATTGTGAGTTTCTGCTATGCGACCACCTCTTTTTGCTAGGTTGACAGTTTCATTTAAGTCTCTTAAATTTTTCTCTTTTAACTTGCCAAAAAATACATATACTCCAGGATTATCAGCTTCAAGTGTGTCTATATCTATTATATCCGATTTAATGTTGTGAGAAGCTGGATCTTTCTTAATATGTCCAAACCTGCGTTCACATTCAAATATATCGTCGTATGGTGTTCCTCCCTCGTTTAAAAGACGATCTTGCCTTGGAGTTAAAGGTTGCTGTAAATTTCTACGATTAATTATGTCTTCAGCAAGTTTTGGACCAACACCTTTTATACCTATTAAACCACCTATGAGTTCACCATTTTGCACAGACCAATTTATTTTAGATTTATATTTATCATATGGTTTGTAAACTAATCCCTCTTTTACAACTTCTCTTAAAAGTCTTACACCTTGCTCATCATCTCTTACATTTCTTAAACATGCAGCAGCAAACTCAAGTGGGAACTTACTTTTTAACACACAACACCAATAACTGACCATTCCATATGCTATTGCATGACTTCTATTGAATGCCCATGATCCCATTGTATTAATATTTTTCCATATATTTAATGCTTGGTCTTCTTCAATACCATTCTGTTCTGCACCAACTTTAAACCTTTGCCAATACCTATCAAAGAACTCTTCACCATAACTTTTACTCATAGCTTTCCTTAATTGAGAAACATCCTCCCAACTTAGTTTACCAACATCTCTGGCTATGTTCATGACTTGCTCTTGGTAAACTACAACACCAAATGTAACTTCTGTTATTTCTTTTGTTAAGGGATGCAAATATTCTGTAGGACTTTCCCCAACTCTTCTTTTTATATATTGAGTTGTTCCTCCAGAGTTAAGTGGTCCAGGACGAGCCAAAGCAGTAATTGAAGCAACGTCCTCAAAATCAGCTATTTTCATTTGTCTAGTTAATGATTGAAGAGCATATCCTTCAAATTGAAATATTCCTGCATATTTCTCATCATTTAATATCTTGAATGCTTTTTCATCATCTAATCTATAATTTATTAATTTTTCTCGTTCCCAGCCAACTTGATCCAAAATATCTTGCAATACAGATAAAGTCCTTAAACCTAATGCATCTATTTTAAGTAAGTTTAAATCTTCTGCATCTTTTTTATCTATTTGTGCTGCACCAGATTGATTGTTAACTGAACAATATTTATGCACTGGCTCTTCTGTTACTATTATTCCTGCAGCATGAACACCAGTATGCCTAGCATGATTCTCCATAGTCGATGCTATTTTCATTTGAGGATATTTAGCAAGGACTTGCTTACCAACTTCAAGATCATTAAATGTATCCATGATGCACATCGCAGCACGAGCATCACCAGAACTTCTTTCAATAATAGCACCTTTTAAATCATTTACTTCCCATGCTGGTATTCCTAGTTCTTTGGCAACTTCTGTTATAGTGCTTTTGGCTTTATAACGAGAAACTGTTCCTAGATGGGCAACTTTTTCTAAACCATATTTTTCTATTAAATATTGTATAACCATCTCACGTCTATCATCTTGAAAGTCAATATCTATATCTGGTAAATCTTCGCGAGTTATATCTATAAATCTTTCAAACAATAAATTATGCCTTATCGGATCTATATCAGTAATTCCAGTTAAATAACATACTAATGATCCTGCTGATGATCCTCTTGCTGGACCAACCAGCATATGCTTTTTTGCATAATTAATCATATCAGCTATAACAAAAAAATAATCCTCAAACTTTTTATCTGCAATCATATCTATTTCTCTTGTCAATCTTGCAGAATAAATTTTATCTTTTAAATCTATATTCCTTGCTGGTGCTCCCTCTTCACACAATTTCCTTAGAGTTTTATCTGAGTGAAATGAAATCATTTGTGCTACTGGTAAATCAACATTGCACTGGTCGGCTAATAAATAAGTATTTTTAAAAGAATCATCTGGTATCCAAGGAACACAATCTTTAAGTTCCCATTCATTTAATATGTGCATTGGTGCAGTTCTATCTGTCCTATTCCTTCCAACAAGAACTTCATATGCTTTTTTATCAATAACTTTTGGATAATAATTATCACTTGTTGCTATAGTTCTAAATCCCTTCTGATTTGCAAACTCAAGAGATTTACGAGTGCTCATAGGATTAATCTCTATATAAAGATTATCTTTTTTGCTCAGAGGTAACATTCCCCACTCTGGGTGAGTTCCACTTAATATTATAACATTGTCTGATATATCAAAGAGCTCAGAATACCCAAGACGAGGGAAATAGTAAAATCGCTGAAGACTAGTTGAGTCTGTGACGAGTTTATATATTTCTTCGAGTCCTGAATTATTTTTTGCGATGAAAGACATTTGATTTGCTGGTTGCTTTGATCTATCGAATGGGTCTGATACGACTGCGATTTCAGTTCCGAACAATGGTTTCTTTCCTGACTTTTTGCATGCGTTGTTAAAAGAAACATGCCCCCAAGTGCCAGTGTCACATATACCAATAGTATCTTCTTGACATGATTCGATAATTTTAGATATCGGACCATATGATTTCCTAAACGAGTATTCTGTTCTTGTTCTAACATTTATCAACTTTCCTCCCTCACTTTCATAATCATTCTAATAATATCGCTTTTTATTTGAAATTTTGCTAGTTGATCAAGTGGCGACACTGTAAAACTTGACTCCCATATTTTGATTGTCTTCTCTATCTCATTATCTATTTCGCTGGAAGTCATTACATATGTCCTTCTTTTTTGTACCATTTAATAATCTCAACTGTAGCTTCAACATCAACTAAAGACCTATGTGCACCATCAATCTTTTTACCAAATAACTCTTCATATATATCTCCGAGTTTTTTCATCTTTCCCCAAACTGCTTGACCCACTTCAACTGTGCATATATGATTTGGTGGCCATGGAAATTTAGTCAGCTTATCATTTCTTTCTAATTCAAATTTTAATATCTTTCTATCAAAAGCTAAATTATGAGCAACAAGACATTCCTCTCCTAAAAAGAATTCACAAAGTTTAGAGTAATATGCTATAAAAGGTTTTTCATCTTTTAATACATCATCTGTTATTTTAGTAATTTTTGTAATTATAGGATCTAGTGGATGTCCAGGATTACAAAAAAATTCTAATCTATCTATTTCTTTAAGATCCTTATCAAGTTTTATAGCACCTAACTCTATAATCCTTGGTTGTATATCTAAATCAGATCCTTCAGCTTTTGGAAGACCAGTGGTCTCAAGATCGAATACTATCATCATATGACTCCAACATAAATGAATAAACTCCCAAATCGTGCATTGAGTCTTTGTGTTTAGTTTCCCATTGATTTGAATATCTAATTAACTTACTAACAATCATATTTAAAAGACCCATGCGATTAAAATCATCAACTGTTTTTAATTCAATACCATTAGGAAATAAAACTTTCATAACTTCCCCATATTGATTATAAGAGTTGCCATATGCTTTTCCTCTTTGCTCAAATGTTTTTAATGCTTCTCTTATATTTGATGCAGGATTTGGTTTTTTACTTTTACTCAACTTGATACTCCTTTTTTAATAATTTTGCATATGCACGAGTTCCACAATCATAACCTTTTTTATAATAGTGAGAAAAAGTTTTATCAGGATCTTTCTCACCTTCACAGATAGCATCTGTAACACCATCTTCAAAGAATGAAAGATATGATGCTCTCTTTTTAGATTCAATCGTCTCTTTTACCAGCTTCTTCTTCTGTTCCATCATCATGACCTCTATCATATGCTTTTTTAATTTCCTCATCATAAGTATCAGCTTTATTGATCAGAGACTCAAGTTCTGACCTTAAAGTTGCTCTTACATCAAATATTCTAGCAACCTTTTCTCCACCTAGTTCGATGTCGTTACCAATAATCCTAATATCCATTAAAAGTCTCCATCTCTAGGTTGTAAGCAGGTTAATCCTAATTTCCTCCACATATCTACACATATTCTTCTATCCTCTAAAACAAACCATATTTGAGACGATTTAAAATTATCTTTAAATAGAGATTCTTTAACTTCATCATCATAACGATTATCTTCACTTTTCCTCATGATTAATTTATCACATGGTATATCGTAAATCTTCAACCACTCTAAAGTTGCATGTCTGTGATACTCATCACGAGCAGTCATTATAACAATATCAGTATCATCGTCTTTTAGATTCCTAAGAATATTACAAACACTTTCAATAGGAGTATCTTCTATTCCTGCTTTATTAAATTCATAATAATTTTTACTATTGTAAAAATGAGCTCTCTTTTCATAGTTTGATATTGTACCATCCAGATCGCTGATTATTATACGTTTATCCATGATGGCACCTCCGAACTTTTCCAAATAGCAAAACCTAATTTTTCACCATTGTAATAATTTCTATATGCCTGAACTGGATCATCACATTTATATTGGTCTGGCATACACTGAGGAACAGTTGTAACTGCACGATGCCTTATAGGTTGATTGTGATCGAGGTGTAATTCCCAAGAAAACCTTTTCATATTATCTGGTTGAAAATAAAGCCACTCCTCTAATTTTTTACAAGAGTGAACCTTACCATATCTTATAAAATATTCTTCAAGTAAACCTAAAAATAATTGATATGCCCATACATAATTAGGAACACAATCTCTTACCCAAACAGCACAAGGATGATTTTTAAAAGCAGTTTTATATAAACCAGTTTCATCAGCCCATTGGTCACCATCCAAAACTCTATGAGCAGTACAAAGTAATTGTGCAGTTTCAAGTATCATCTTAACAACATGCTTATCACAGTGCATATTTGCAGCGACTCTTGGGTCTCTATCTAACATAAATATATTCATTAATTTTCCTTTCTAAAATATAAATTTATTATAATAATTAAAACTAATATTAAAAGTTTTAATTTAAAGATTTAGCCATTGATGGTGCAGCCCACTCCTTTGGAGTTAAAAATGGCTCTGCCCATGGATGCTCTTTTACTACTGCGTCAACCATGCCTTTGAAAACTTCACGATATTCACCTTGAGCTCTTGGGCTTAATCTACTCTTAGCCATCTCATGTAAAGTCCTTAGATTAAACTTAGCAACAATATTAGTATAAATATTTGTTGGTAAAACTCCACGAGCATCTTCTGCAGCAACACCCATCTCTCTCATCTGCTGGTATCTCATATTTATTACTTCCATAGTCTGGTCGTAAATCATTTTTGCTGCTTCATTATTAGCTATTGCTTCTGGGACATAATAATCAAATCCTGCCATATCTACAGTCCTTTGAGACTGCTGGGCATATGATGCTTGACGAGTCCTTACAAACTGATGAGTGAATCCTCTTGATACATCTCTTATATCAAAAGTGTAATCAATAAACTCCCAAGATGATTTTATAGTATTAAGCATGTAGTCTAATTCTTTTTGCTTAGCTTCTTCAGACCATGCTGATATTTTAGAATAAGAATCGTCCTCATTCATTAACCTTGTATTTTTAGTAAACAGCAATAGATTGACTGCGTCGCTGGTCGCATTAATTAATTTAACTTTCATTGATCTTTTCCTTTCTTTATTAATTGACCTATTAACATTAAATTTCTTCCAACCACTCCGATTATACATTGTGATTGTAGTTCTAGTTCCCATTTAAATCCCGTTGTTTCTGGATCATAATATGGGTTATTCATTAGCATTTTAAATGATGACTCTGTCCAAAAGGATTTGTGAGTAAGATCTTGATATGCTAATTCTGATGTGTAATATGGTACACCATATTGGAATATACCACCATACATTAAAACTCTTTGAACTTCTTTTAAAAATAATATAGCATCCTCGCCTGTTAGGTGCTCGAGGAAGTGGTAACAATGCATCATTGATACCTTACCATCAGTCGTTGGTATTGGGTTTTTAGGAAAGTTCCAGTTTGGTAATCCAAGATACATATCTGCTAATGATTTCTTTTCACCACTTTCTCCAATACCTATTGTAATTCCAGATATAGGTGTTTTAAGAATACCTATATCTCTGTCAAGTGCCAACTTGGCTAGAACTCTATGCTCCATTTTTATGCATCCACTTCTCATAGTTTGAATTTGTATTAATAAATTTCTCTATCACTTGTATATCATTAACAACATCATCAAGTAATAATTGTCTCCATGTAGCAAAACGACCAATAGAATATATGTTATATTTACTAGTCATTTCATAAATAAAATCTTTTCTTAACTTTTCATTGATTGGTCTTATCTTACCATATTTCTGATAAGACTCTTCAAGACCTACTAACTTATTTGCACGGAAACCAAAGTCATCATATAATGCTGACATAATATGAGAACCAGCACTTGCATCTGGCTTTTCTATTGATTCAGATATTACAATATTTCCTATTACAGATATTCTGTAATGCTTAACATTTGGGTCTGGGTAATAAACAGTTTGATGTATATCAACTTCTGGAGAATCAATAATAGCTTTTTGAGTCCATATCTCTTGATAAGGAAATTCTGGTATATCTTTCCATTGAACTATTTTCATTAATGTAGGCATAGGCAGTGTAGATATTAATGGTTCTCTTTCTCTGTTTTCAATAATATCTAATCCATTTACTTTATAATCATAAACTATATTGCAATCACTTGCCATCTGACTTATTATATTCCCTGGAGCAATATATCTTTCAACAGGTTTTAAATTATCTATAGAGCGACTCAATACTGAATTTGTAACCTTTTGAGAATACATATTGCTATAATATAAGTTTGGCTCTGTTATCAAACCTTTCTCAGATTTAATACCTTTTGTAACACTTACTTTTTTAAATGGAATAGAACAAGCAGTGCCTACATCACTTGTTCTAAATCTTAATAAAGCTGAATGATTATTAGGAAGCTCGCTCTGAGATTCATAAATCTTAGGATGATATTTCCTTAATATATTTCCTGATAAAAGTCCTGCCAGACCTGCTCCATAAATAATCATTTTAGTTCCTTTAAAATTTTTTTAATCTTTCTTGTTACTCTTACAGCCAGAGCATGAGTAGTTGTCGCTGGTTCTCTGGTTGGTTCTATTGGGTAAGAACAAGAATCTAAAACACTAAGAATTAATCTCAATTCATTACTATCTAGTTTAGTTGTCATCTTTAAATACTCCTTGAAAATTATTAATCCTAGTTATGATTGCCTGCCAAGCACGAATATTCTGATTACATTCTGCAACAAAATGCTTTAATACTTTTTTCTTAGTAGGCATTCTTTTACCAGTCTTTGGGTCTGGAAAAGGAATATCATCATCATACTTTTTCATAATATAATAAAGTGTCAAGTCTTTTGGATCTTTTTCAGCACAAGACATAATATTATTTAAGAGCATCTGAGCATCTGTAAGTTGCATCATATTAAACTCCTGACTTTGGTCCGCAAGTTATATCTACTACAACTGGGATCATTTGACCATTGATTTTTCTACGACCATAGAACATAACAGGTCTTAGATTTACACTTTTACAATCTTCAATTGCGTTTATAACTTCTTGCCGATCCATGATGTTCATCTCCTCCTCGACAATTAGCTTTGTATTGGGAGTGCCACTACTACAAGCAGAAAGCACCCCAACAGAGATTAGAGCCAGAACTCTAATCATTAAACTTATCCTCAACAAGAACATAACCTTTATCAAGATCCCAAGCAAGGTCTTGTCTGCGACCTCCGAGAGCAATATACTCTTCATAAGGAATATCCCCACTGGCATTAATAAGTATGCCCATTGAATGAAAACCTTTAGTTGCTTCTCTTCTAGGATTCTCAGTTACATTACACCGAATCATCTTACCAGCAAATCTGCCTTTAGTAGTTTCTTGTGACGCAACTTTTTTAGGTTTTGATGGAACAGAGTCTGAGACTAGCTTTTCATCCATTCCTGGAGTCCAACCTTTTTCAGGAGCAATTGAAAGTAATTTAGAAAATATTCTTTTGGCACCAGTTATTTTATCTGGAAACTTTTTAGTTTGATCGCCACTAAGATTATTAAAGATGTTAACTAATTTTTGAAGAGTTGTATTATCATTATTAGCTAATTCTGTAGGAGTGCTGGCAACAATGAAACCATTGCCATAACTTTGAGTTTGCTTCCTTGAAGCAAAAGATTTAGTCTTATAAGTTTTATTATCAAATATATATATAGTCATTTTATTTCCTTTCTAAATATAAGCCGAACAATTCAGCTTATAAATATGTTATCTCTCTTTTCAATACAAAAGTAAAGCAAAAAAGAAACTTTTTTTTAATTCAGCTTTTTCAACACTATACTTCAAAGTATCGAAGACCTCTAGGTCTGACCAAAAATAAGTTTTGTTTTGTTCTAGTCAAAGCAACATACCAAACTCTGTTTTCCTCATCCCCACCTAAATTTTCCCAAGATAACTTTCCCATATCTGTTAATAGCACTAGGTTATCTGCTTCACCACCTTTTGATTGATGAATTGTAGATATAGTTATTCTTGGTTTGCTACTAAATTTTTCTCCATTCCTTAAACATGATCTTAAATATTCTCTCTCGTCTGGTGCTATACCTTTTAAAACTTTCATCCAATCATACTGTTTTGCGTCAGATGGCAGACCAATATCGTTAATAAAATATTTTTCTAGCTTCTCAATTTTAACTTTAAATCCTAAAAAGTTTATAATATTTTTTGCTTCATGATTTGATATTGATTCGCCTTTTCTCATTTTCTCCCAACTTATTATAGCACGAGTTTCTTCGCTGTCAAGAGAACTTTTACCATATATGTTGTAAGCAAATCCCTGCTGGCGAACTGCTTGTTTGTATCTATTTAATAAATATTTACTCCTGCTTAAAAGCATCCATGTTCCTTCAGCAGAAAAATCTATGTCTTGTTCACTTACTACATATTCTACTGAACCTTTTTCATCTCTTGGTTGCCACTCTTTTGGATACCTATTTTTTATTCTTTTTACAACATCTCCAGCAAGACTATGAACTGATGATGGTATTCTATAACTTTTTGGCAATATTCTTTTTTTACCTTTTAAACTCAAAAATTTAGTTATATCTGCCCCAGCCCAACCAAATATGGCTTGATCATCATCCCCAGCTATATAAACCTCACTGGCAGACAAACTTGCTCTTATAGCCATTTTATATTGTAAAGAAGATAAATCTTGTGCTTCATCTATTATACAAATATCTATTGGTAAAGTTGATTCATAACTTTCAAGCATATCTGTAAAATCATATAAACCATTTTCTTTTTTATACTTCATTAATGAATGGTGGTATTGTTTCACTGCATGTAAAGTCAAATCATTTACTTGTGTAATATTATATTGGTCTTCAATTGTACGAATGCCTACTCTGGCCAGAGACTCAAGTCTTGAACATTTATCCCCAAGACCATCGCCAGTGTGTAAACCTAAATCCTCATCATATATTCCTCTAAACTCAACACCGAGAGCTTTGCCAAATTTACGATAATGAGTGTTAGTCATAACTTCATCTCTTTGCATTCCTAATTGTTTAAAAGCAAGTGAATGCAAAGTTCTAAAATATGGAAATCTATTTTCATCAAAGTTAAACTGAACCATTGCTCTTTCTTGTGCTTCGTATGCAGCTTTACGAGTAAAAGCAAGATATGCTATTCTTTCTGGTGGTATACCACGACCAATAGCAGATTGGACTATATTTAGTAATGTTGTTGTCTTTCCTGTTCCTGGAGGACCAAGTATTAGTTCAACATGCCTAGTCATCAAACTCACCATTCATGTACATCTTTTCAAGCTCCTCATCACTTAAATTTTTAAAAGTTTTTGGATTTAATTTAGTTTTATTTTTCTTTTCAATTACTTTTAAGTTTGGGATCTTCGCTTCAATTGGAATTTCATTTGTCCTAAATATATGTTTACAGACTAAACATACTCTTTTCCTTTTAATAGTTGATGTTCCTGCAAATTCACCTTTTTGTTGGTAAATAATCAAACGACTATCTTCAACACTTGTTTTGCCAGTCTTGCATTTTACACATAGCATCAAAAGTCCTCCTCAACACTTGATGGTATCGTTAAGTCTTCATCGTCATAAAAGTCTGGCGATGGCACTGACCATACTTTAACTGGCTTTGATTTAATTCTAAATGCTTTTCTATCACCACCCAAGTTCCTTAACCAAGACCACACTTGATGTTGAGATGGATATCTAAATCTTCTTGCTTCAAGAAATATAAATAAATCTTCTGACCTAAAATAAACTTTGCCCTCGTCAGAACTATGCCATGGCTTGCCATTCATTATCTCATCTTTTTGACGTGCTTGTACTTTTCCAGTAACAAATAAATCGAGAATCTTTTCAAACTGACCTTGAGGACTAGCATCGTCTGGATCTTGTACAACTTCAACTGTGCTTAGTAATTCATTTATCCTTTGCTCCCATCTTTGTGCAGGCATAGTGCTTGGGCACTTATTTAATTTTTCTACACATATCTTTTGTAACTGTTTCTGATCAAGTAATTGTTGAGTTGTTATTTCTATTCTTTCTCCTTGCATTTCAATATACCATCTTACTGATGATCTATTTTCAGTTTCATATTTAGTTATGGCATCAACCTCAATGGATGCTCCACCACCACCTATGCTCCCAACTCCATAGTCTCTTTTCATACATTTAGACTTTTCACAATAGTTACATATTGGTGTTTGTTTACAAGTATATGCATAATCTTTTTTGCTGACTGCTTTAACAAGACCATTTACCTCTGATGCAGGCAATGGTTCAGATACATGCTCATAATTAAACTTCATTAAATCTTCTTGCCAATCGTCTGGATTCTTTTTGCGATAATACACACCAACATTAAATAGTGATATATTGCGACCACCTTCAGGAAAACCCATCGTCAGTATGTGTTGTAAACACGGAGGACCATCATTAAATGTTTCAACTAGCTTTGGTGTATATGATTCTAATTTTTCAAATGTTGTTCTTTTCTTTTCAGCCAGATTAATAAATTCAGATAAATTTAATTTTTTGCCTTTGTGTATTGCATGCCTTTCACTTTTATCCCCATCCCAATAGCAAAGATTAATCCAGTTTCCTCTATCACGTTCATTGGCTCTGCTAATTTGCTTTGGGAATATTTCTGCACCACCATAACCTAATTGTGCGGCAAACTCGTTTAACTTACTTACCATATCAATTGCAGCAATTGCAGGTTCACAGAATAAATATAAATGAGCACCACCAGATTTACTTCTGCAGAGTACAAGTGGTGTATCTCTAATTTTCTTTTCAAGACTCTCAAGAGATTCATTTAACTTTACATCGCCACGAATATCTACATCAACCACTCCAAAATTACATGAGTTGTTTTGCTTCAGCATTATTATGCCAAGAATATATTCGCCACCTCTTAAATGTTCTTCAAAGTTTTTTTGACTTGCTGGTTCGCTCATCGTAATCGCACGACCAGACATTTTACCATCTGCTTCTTCTTTTTGAACTCTGTATTGGCCATGAGCATATTCATAGCCATTAAATAATTTCATAAATCTTTTTGTAAGGTCAGACATATATTTCCTTTCTGAAAAGACGTGAGCCACTGTAAGAGTTAAGCCCACTAAACCCCAAAAAAACTTAACTCTTGGGGGAGTGGCTCACTGTTAGTCTGGATTAAGCAGACTAATTAGAATGAATCTTCTTCAGAAGATGTCTCAGTTTCTGGAGATACTTTAACATCACCTTCAGCAATTTTCTTTTTAAAAGATCTTGCTTCAAGATAAAGTTGTGTACCATTCTCAAGGTTATCTATTACACCACCAGACTTGGCATCGTATAACATTTCAATCTCCCAATTGAACCATGAACCATCATCGTTACTTTCTGGCACTGAGAATATTTTATAAGCAGTCCAAAACATTGCAGGATTAATCGTACCACTACCATTTGGATGAGGTATCTGTAAACGATTAATCATAGAGTTCCAACGACGAGATTTCTTTAATCCAGAACTTGCCATTGAAATAAGTGCTGGTGTATAACTACCATCCTCAGCTACAACATAAACAAAATACTCTGCAGAGCGAACCATTTCATTTCCCTCTGGTGTAAAATATTTTCCTTTTTCACTTTGAGTGCAATTATTTAATAATTCTGGTTTGTTACCATGATCAGCGACCAAACCTTTCCTATCAGCTTTCCACTCTATGAATGTTGTGCGATAACTTACTGGAACAACTGTAAGTCCAGCTTCACCATCATATGCTTTGTTTGATACAGAATCAAATATATGACCTGCCTCAGCACCTTCAACATATTGCCCTTCTCTTTTATTTACTTGAGGGGATCCAGTCTGTAGAATCCTCAATCTTGGTATCATCATGTCATCATTTGACATATTGTGACCAGTTTCAGCATCTTCTAATAGTAAGCTGATATCAACTATATTGGAGCCTTGCTCCTTTTTCGCTACTTTATTATTTGCCATGATATTTATCCTTTCCTAATCTTGGCTCTGCGACCTTCATAAATTTTAAAAAGATCGCGAGGGATGTTCTGTCCATTATCTATTTTTTCTTTAATAAAAGAATTAATAGTTGCTGGGTGAACACCTATTGCACGTTTGTAATGAAGTGATCTGTTTTTAAGTTCTTGAGTGAACTCATTGCACAAAGCATCTTCATCACGACCAAATTGAACCTCAACATTGCTCTTAATTAATTCCGCACCACCATTAGTACGCAACCATTCAAAACACTGCTGTTGCCTAATTTCAAGTTCTGCCTTGTCATCGCCTTTGGCTCTTATAATAGAGCTTTGTGATGGGACAGAAGCTGAAACAACATCTTCAACTTTAACCTTAGCACCATTGTTAAGAGTAAAGTCTTTCATGTTCAATTCTTGCATTAGATCAGGCAAGTCTTGATTAGCCAACTTATTGAGATCCTGCTTTTTGTGCTTCAATGACAATTCAATTATTGAAATCTCTTCTTCAAGATCAAACATTTGTTGTGCCATATCAGCGATTGCACCTAGTTCATTTGATGCAGGTGCTACATCGTCAAGCAGATTTATACTCATCTTTTTCCTTTCTTAATTCAAGAGCGACTGGCATGTACCATCCTTTGCGTCTATCCCTTTCGCCCTCTTCCATATTTCGCTCCCATCGGAGCACTCTTACTGTGGATGCTTTTTCGCCAGCTATCATACAACATATCATAACAGCGATAGGATCTCCACCTCCTGGCCAAAGTAAATAATCCTCTGGACAGAAATCTTTCATTATTTGTCTTGCTTTATATATAGATGGTCCAGGAAGAAACTGTGGCTTATCATTAGCTTCAAATATTACTTCTAATGCTCCATATCTTGCAGCATCAGTAAGATCTGGAACCCATCCAAACTTATTTTTTATTGGTCGATTGACCACATAAACTTTTGACATTCTAAAGTCCTTTCTCAGTATTTTTATTATTATGTCTTATTATTATAGTAATTAAAAGAAGAATTTATCAAATACTGTTGTTATGATAAATATTTCCCTATGTCCATAGTTTTTAATTTTTTGCCATGTATTTCTTTTAATCTTGCTAACTCTTCAACATATTGTTTTCTGGTCAATATCATGTATTCAACTTCACCATCTGGATATATAAACTCATACAATTTATTATTATGCATGTATTTATTTGCAACTGAATTGAATTGTTTTAATAAATCTCTATTGCCATTAAATATTATTTTAGATTTAATATCGCCAGTGTAATTATCGCTCTCATGAATATAATCTCTAATGCTTATAAGATTTCTTATGTTTGTACTCTCACAAGAATCACGCAGTGAACCATCAACATCATAATTTTCTAATCTGTGCATCTTCATTTATTTTTCCTCCATATATTTTTTTACTAAATGGCTTACAACATTTTGAAGACTTACATCAAATCCTGTTTTATCATATATAACTTTTTGTATTGTTTTAATATCACTAATTAATTGAGGATTACTTATCTGAATCAGATCTCTATTCTTTTGTCTTTCAACATAATTATGTTTGCTTGTTGTCATTGCATTTCCTTTCTGAATAAATATTATTAACCTTATATCTTATATAGAAAGAAAATTAAAGAAAAAAATTTATTGTTTGAAATTTAGAGAATTGTGGGAACGTTGGTTTCGTCAGTGATTTTATTTAATTATAACATGATGTTAGTCTGCGTTTCCTATCTAATGGATTAAAGGAAACGTATCCCAGACTCTGGTAACTATTTTTCTAAGTTGTTGTTTTCATTGAATATCTTTTTTACGAATATTGTTTACTTCCCTGTAAAAAAAAGATAAGATATCTGTATAAATTGAGAAAGGAATAAAAATGAAAAGCGATGAACTTAAATTAATTCATAATCTTCTAGATGATTACGCAGAAATTGTTTTCAACGATTCTGAAGAGTATAGCAAAGAAACAAATGTTAATTTAACTAAGGCATTAAAAATAATTAAGACATTGAGAAAGGAAAAAACAAATGCTTAAAAAATATTTTATTACTGTTACTATTGAGATTAAGAATACAGAAACAAATGAAGTTTCAAATTATGCTGTTGATAATTTTCTAGTTAATAATGGCACACGTTATAACTTCAATCCCTCTAAGTCAATGGCTATGAGCTTCTATTCATATGATGAAGCTGAAGAGTTCAGAACTAATTTTGATTTCGAAACTTTACCTTGTTTTAAATATCTTACTGATAGAGGATATGAGGTGATTGTTTATTCAGATGTGACAGATGTTGACTATAAATATTGTAACAATCATATGTATACTGATATTCAACCTTGCGAGATTGTAAGAGTTATTTCTCCAAAGACTATTGAAGTCAGGCAGATGGATACAGTTCAGACTGTAAAGCCAAAAGAATTTATTCCTGGAGGTTTTTCTGCTCACTGTGTAGACCAAGATAAGCAAGAATATAATTACAATTCCAATAGTTCAAATAATTCAGTCAGAGCAAGATTACAAAAAGATGGCTCTTATAAATCAATTATGGGCAGGCATTATTTAAGAGAACAACCTTTAAAATTTCATGATTATAATTTCTAATAACTGGGGAGCATGGCTCCCCTTTTTTATATGGTTAGTAGATGATACAAGAAAGCTATTACAATTATATGATTCGGAGGACTGCACAAATGGTTTTGATAAAAGAAATTAAAGACGAAGTGGAGGGTCTTAACAAAGAGTTGATCAGATTAAGGGATCAATTATCAGAGGAGAAGTCCGAAGCAAAATTATCTTCTGTTAAAAATATGTTGAGGATTGTTCATGTTGTCTCTGCTAAATTAAAATTTATGCAACATTACGATAATTAAAACTATCTTTTCTGATCAGAAAAGGATATCTTTCTATTGTTTCCTCCCCTATTGAGATCAGCCAGATAAATTCTGGCTTTTCTTTTTTCTAAAAAAGAGTAATAATTGTGACAGTTAGTTTATCAGTTTACCACTGGAAATAAGGTTTAAAGGAATAAAACATGGCTACAAAGAATAAGAAAGTGCAGGTGCAGAGACCTGTTAAAGATGGACCACCAATACAACCTGAGAAATTTAATGGCAAATTTAAATCAGTTGAGCCAATGAAGTATCAGAAGCCAGCAAGAGAAAGACCATATAAATGGAATCACCATACAACTATTAACTGGATAATGGGACAAGCAGATCCTGTTGGATTCCTTGCGCAAGTTATGCAAGGCAAAGAGATCTTTCCTGTTTATTCAGATGATGGTGGCGAGTTATCAACTGTTGGTAAGATTTCTGCAGATCCTGAATTAAGAGTTATGGCTGCAAAAACTTTACTTGGTAAATGTGTTCCTGATTTGAAAGCAGTAGAGATCAAAGCACAAGTTGAAGAAAAAAAGATAATAGATATAACTAGGATAAGTGATAATGACCTCACCACCATTGAGCGAGTTCTTGAACACTCTGTCATTGACGCAAGTGAGAGCAGAGAAGATGAAGAGATCGCTGAAGGAGTTTACTCGAAATTCATGGCAAGCGATTGAGCCAGGACGAGACTTCTATGACAACTGGCATATAGATGCTGTCAGTGAACATCTTCAAGCTGTTGTTGAAGGCAAGATAAAAAGATTGATAATAAATATTCCTCCTAGGCATATGAAATCAATTAGTGTTGCTGTTGCATTACCTGCGTGGACTTGGACCATCCAGCCAGAAAAAAGATTTTTGTTTGCGAGTTATGCTGGTTCACTTTCTATCAGGGATTCAGTAAAGTGCAGAAGACTGATTGACAGTCAATGGTACAAAACTTATTTTGGAGATATGTATAATCTTACATCTGATCAGAATCAAAAGCAAAGATTCGAGAATGATAAAACTGGTCAGAGAATCGCAACATCTGTAGATGGAGCATTGACTGGTGAAGGTGGTGATATAATAGTTATTGATGATCCTCACAATGTAAGAGAAGCAGAATCTTCCACAGTTAGACAAGGTGTTCTTGACTGGTGGGATCAAGCGATGCAGACTAGATTGAATGATCCAAAGACTGGTGCCTTTATTATTATAATGCAGAGAGTTCATGAGAACGATCTCACTGGCCACATATTAGGGAATGAATACAATGCTTGGGATCATCTATGTTTACCTGCAAGATATGAAGTCGGACATCCAACACCAACAAGATCTACTCTCGGATTTGGGGATCCTCGAACGAAAGAAGGTGAGTTGTTGTGGCCAGAGAGAGTGGACGAGAAAACTCTTGAGACTCTTGAAACGAGTCTTGGGACATACGCAAGTGCAGGTCAATTGCAGCAGAGACCAATGCCCAAAGGTGGTGGGATATTAAAATCCAAATGGTGGGTGCCATGGGAGAAAGAAGAACTGCCACATATTGAATATGTAATACAAAGTTACGATACTGCATTTTCTACAAAAGAAAAAAGTTCTTATTCTGCTAGAACAACATGGGGAGTCTTTAGAGAAGATGGGCAGGTAAATGCTATTGTTATTGAGATGTGGTATGATAGAGTTACATATCCTCAATTAAGAAAACTTGCTCAGGAGTCTTATGATGATTGGCAACCAGATGCAGTTCTGATAGAAAAGAAAGCTTCTGGTCAAAGTTTGCTACAAGATTTGCGCATGGCAGGTGTACCAGTTTTGGCTTATAATCCTGATAGAGACAAGGAAGCAAGAGCTCACGCGAGCAGTGCATTATTAGAAGATGGAAGAATTTACTTTCCTTCTGACAAAAAATGGGCTAAAAATTTAATAGATATATGTGCAGCATTTCCTGCAGGCGACAATGATGATATAGTTGACACATGTACACAAGCATGGTTAAGATTAAGAAAAGGTTGGTTTATAACACATTCAACTGATTATGATGAAGATAATGAGCAACCTCAAAAAAGGATGACATTCTATGGCTAAATCCCCAACAGTTATTCCATTCGCAGAAAGTATGCCTGCTGACGACTTCCAAATAGAGAAGATAAATGACGATGAAGTTCTTATTGGTGATCCTAGTCTTGATATTGTAGAAGAAGATAAAACTGCTTTTGATGAAAACCTAGCAGAGTCAGTTAGCAAGAACGAGCTGGATGAAAAGTCAGGCTCTCTGATCAGTAGTTATGAGTCTGATAAAGAAGCAAGATCTGAATGGGAACATAGATATAAACAAGGTCTTGAAACATTAGATCCTGAAGGTGGTCAGCAAGAGGAAGAGAATCAAAGAGCAACAAGAGGTCTGAGCACAGTTGTTCATCCTATGATTGCTGAAGCAGCAACTCAATTTAATGCAAGAGCAATAGCAGAATTATATCCATCAGGTGGTCCAGTTAAAACAGTTATTGTTGGCGAGCCAAATGAAGAACTAGAAGAGCAAGCCAGAAGAGTCAAAGACTATATGAATTATCAGATCACTCAAGAGATGCCTGAGTATTTCCCTGATCTGGATCAAATGTTATTTCAGTTGCCTTTGGTTGGGCATACTTTTAAAAAGGTATGGTGGGATGCAAACTTAGACAGACAGTGTTCGCAGTTTGTAAAAGCAGAAGACTTTATTGTATCACCAGAGAGCAAAGATTTATATACATCATCAAGATATACACATCTGATCAGAATACCAAGAAATGATTTTAACAAATATGTAAAAGCAGGTTGGTATCTACCAAGTAAATATTCATCAGATGATATTGATCCATCTGGAGATATAGGCAGTGAGATTGAAGGTGTTGATCCTTATGGCGACTCTTCTGATGAGGTTATGACTTTATTAGAGATGCATGTTTATGATTCGTTTGAAGGAATAGATAACATAGATGACGATGATGAGAATGCAGTTGCCTTGCCTTATGTTGTTACAATAGACTATGATTCTGAAAAGATTGTAAGTATCCGCAGAAACTGGATGCAAGAAGATGAGCAACAAAAAAGAAGAGATTGGTTTGTAAGTTATAAATTTCTTCCTGGAACTGGCTTTTATGGTTTTGGACTTTTCCATATGATTGGTGGACTAGGTAAAGCTGCAACTGGATCTCTTAGAGCATTGTTAGATTCCGCTGCATTTGCAAATATGCAAGGTGGATTTAAATTAAAAGGCAGAGTTACAGGTGGCGATATGCAAATCAATCCTGGAGAGTTTGCTGATCTTGATGCCACAGTTGACGATGTAAATAAAGCAATAATGCCTTTACCATTTAAAGAGCCAAGTGGTACATTGTTTAATTTAATGAATGCGATAGCTGATGCTGGTCGCAGATTCGCAAGCACTGCAGATCTAAACGTCGGAGATGCAAATCCAAATGCACCTGTCGGTTCAACTGTTGCTTTAATTGAACAAGGCAGTAAATCATTTTCAGCTATACACAAAAGATTGCATTATTCACAAGGTCAAGAGTTTAAATTATTATCAAAATTAAATGCAATTTACTTACCTGAGTCTGGTAATTTCTCTATGGCTGGTGCAACAGGAATAATATATGCTGCAGACTTTGATGATCGTATAGACATTATTCCTGTTAGTGATCCGAACATATTTAGCACTGCACAAAGAATCGCACAAGCTCAGGCAATATTACAGATGAGCCAAGCAGCACCTCAGCTACATGATCAATATGAAGCATACAAAAGAATGTATGAAGCTATAAGAATAAATAATGTTGATGAGATATTAAAAGCTCCAGAAGAAGCAGCAAGACTCGATCCAATAGATGAAAACCTTAGCACGATGTATGGTAAACCAATAAGAGCTTTTCCTGAGCAGGATCATGAATCTCATATCGCAGTTCATTTACAGTTTCTTTCAGACCCATCGCTTGCAGGGAATCCTGGAGCAAAAGCTATGCAACCAATATTAATTGCACACGTTGCTGAGCATATAGCATTATTATATCGCCAGAGAATGCAGGCAAGTATAGGAGTTTCATTAGCACCATTGCCAAATCTGCTTGATCCTAAATTTAAGTTTGAGAATATAAGTCCAGAACTCGACATGCAAATAAGTCAGAGAGCAGCAGAGGTTGTAGCACAATCTCCTCAGATGGCTGCAATTAAACCATTGGCTGCATTAGCACAGCAGCAGCAACAACAGAATCCATTACAATATGCACAACAACTCGCAGCACTTGAAGCACAAGCACTTCAAGCAAGGACACAAGCACAGATTCAAGCAGATCAAGCCAAAGCTCAACAAAAACTTGCAATCAACGAAGCAGAAGCTAAGCAAGATCTGCAAATTGAACAAGCAAAACTTGCAGCAGACCTTGAAGCGAAAGTTAAAAAACTTGAATTAGAACTACAACTAGAGCGAGAAAAAAATCAAATTAAAATGCAACAGGAGATAATTAAAAATGGCTAGTAAAGAAGAAATAATGCAACAGATGCAAACTCTTTTAGGAAAAGGAGCAACTTCTGATAAAGAGATGTCAATGATGAATGAAAATTTAAAAATGGCATCAGGAGCAGGAGCAACTTCTGATATGGAGATGAAAATGTTATTAGAGAATATTGACAAAGGACTTTCCCCTGGAATGAGAAGTCCTGGAGCAGGAGCAACTTCTGAATTAGAGATTGCTGCAATCAAAGAATCAATAGCTGATCTTGAAACTATGAAGGATTTAGTTTCTATGGGAATGACACCTGAACAAGCAATGGATGAAATATCAAGAATGAAAACTAGTCCTGTTAATCCAAGTGCTTTTAGTGGAGCAGTAGAAGGTGCTGCAAGTGCTGGAGGCATGGGAGCATTAGGTGCAATGTCAGATAAAGATATGGCTGCATTTTTACAAGCTCAAGTTGCAAAATCCAGAGAAGATAGAGGCATGGGAGCATTATCAGGAGTTCCTGCAGGTAATCAGATGCCAATGCCAAGACCAACAATGATGCCACAATCTATGGGGCAAGACAGAACATTCAATCCAATGGATAGAATAACACCAACGAATGCTCCATCAACATAAGAGGTATTTATGGCGACAAATGCAAATATAGGAGCTCTTGGCAGTTTAAGTAAAGAAGCATATGGCTCTCTTAAATCTGGTTTTGATAGAACTAATCCAGCTTTTTCACTAGGACCACTCGATGTAACCAGAGGTCAAGTGATGAATACAATGTTAGGATTTACACCTTTCGGTGTTCCTGCACAAGTGATGAATGCATATACTTCTTATAATGCAGAAAAAGCAGCACAACAAGCACTTGGTCAGAATATAGGACTTACAGATACAGCCAAAGGAATCATGGGCTTAGGAACTACATCGCTGGACACTGCCAGAGGTATTGCTGACACTAACAAAGATAACAAAGTATCTACAAGAGAAGCTCAGAACTTTGGTATGCAATATGGCAAGATGACTGCTTACAATGTTGGACTAAACCCAATGTCAGGCTATACGCCAAATACTGTATCCATACAAGGTTTAACTCCATTTGGTAAAACTGATCCTGATGCTGGACTCGGTGGTATAAATACAACTGGGCAAGTGGCTGATGTTATGACCCAACAACAAGTAGACGATATGTTTAGTGGCATTGATACTACAAGTGGTGTTACAGGTCTTGGTGGTGGTAAAGGTGCAAGTTATACTGGCATTACTAATTTTTCACCAACAGAAGGAGTGGATACATCAGATCCAGAATCTACTGGTTCTACTGGTGTAAGTGTTAGTAATCAAAGTTATGCTGACGATGCACAAAGTTCTGGAACTGGTGGTGGTGGTGGAACATACATATGCACAGCATTATATGAAATGGGTGATATGAAAACATATATATACAAATATGATCAGATATATGGTAAACGTGTTGATCCAGCAGTTTATAGAGGATATGAGCTTTGGGGGAAATTTTTAGCTAAACAAATTAGAAAAAAAGGTTTAACATATAAGATTGTAAAACCATTAGCATTGGCTTGGGCTTATCAAATGGCTTATGACTTATCAAAAGGTAAAAAAGGCAGAAATAATAAACCTGTTAAAATACTTAAAACGATTGGCGAAGGAGTTTGCTATGCTCTTGGTCAAATTTTTAAAAGGAGATTCAAATGGCAGAAATCAATGTAGAGAATATGGAAGACAATGCAGCATTGTTTATGGAGAAGATGGGCTTTCCTCATGATGCTCCTGGACTAGAACTAACTGATCAGCAGGTTGTAAACTTTTTATTATTATGTCATCAAGAAATGATTATGCCAGAGGAAGAAGAATCTGAAGAAGAACATATGGATGGTGATGTTAAAGTTAAAGTAATGAAAGTTGATAGTGGCGACATGCGTGGTATCATGGACGAGATACTTGGTCATGGTGGTCCGAAAGTTAGTATGTAATTATGCCATTTAGTAAATATTCCCCAAAGCAAAAGAAGTTGGCAGCAATGGCTGGTAATAAGAAAAAAATTACTGGAGCAGATCTTAAAAAACTTGCTAGTCTAAAAAAGAAAAAGAAAAAGACTAGGAAAGCATAATGTCATTATATGCAAACATACATGCTAAACGTAAAAGAATAAAAGCAGGATCAAAAGAGAAGATGCGTAAAAAAGGTGCGAAAGGTGCACCAAAAGCATCAGCATTTAAAAGGGCAAAGAAAAGTGTCAAAAAGAAAGTTTAAAAAAGTTCCTAAGACTAAAAAAGGTGTACCAAAGAAATATGTTGCTGGTGCAAAGAATCCAAAGGCAAGGGAAAAAGAAATTAAAAGGACTGCAAAACTATATCGCGAGGGCAAGTTAACACCTGCTATGATGGACAGAATAAGTAAAAAAAGGAGCAAATCATAATGGCAGAAACTAAAAAGAAAAAAGGTGGCAAATATGCAGGCATTCCTGGAGCGAGTCGTTTCTCAAAAGAAAAATTAGATAAGGTATACAAAAGAGGACTTGGTGCATATTATTCATCAGGAAGTAGACCAAAGACATCAGCCAATGCTTGGGCTATGGGAAGAGTTAAATCTTTTGTCACTGGTAAAGGTGGTGCAAGAAAAGCAGACGCAGATCTACTAAAAGGAAAAAAGAAAACAAAAAAAGCATAGGAGTGCAAAATGGCAAAAGGTGTAAAACATTATTTTAAGAATGGTAAAGAGCATAAAGGTGCTACACATAAAGATGCAAAAGGCAGAGTTATGTCTGGTAAAACTCATACAGCATCAAGTAAGTTTTTAGTGCATAAAAAAGATTTATCAGCAACAGCTAAGAAAGTGGCTAATGCTTAATGGCAACATTTAAAGGCAAAAAGGTTACACTTAATAAACCTAGACGCATTGGTAAAGGTGAAACTTCTTATGGTAAAAAGAAGTCTGTTGTTTATGTAAGCGATGGAGATAAGGTTAAACGAGTTACATTTGGTGATCCTAATATGAGAATTAAAAAGAATCAAAAAGGTCGCAGGAGCAATTTTAGAGCAAGACATAATTGTGATACTCCTGGACCAAAAACAAAGGCAAGATATTGGTCTTGTAAGGCATGGTGATATGGCTAGTGCAAAAGTAAAAAAGGTTGCAAATGCAGAAATAAGAGCAGCAAAGAGTTTCCTTGAACGCAGAGGATTAACTTCTGATGAAGTAAGTCCTAAAAAGTTTGCCACTGCAGCAAAGAAACTGGATAAAGGTTTTACAGAAACTCTAAATATATTAGTTAAAGAATTAAGTGGTGGTCAAGTCTAATGGCTGAAATGGAGATGTTAAATCAGTTACCAACTGCAGCTTCTGATCGAAGTTATAAGTTCAGCGATGATACACTAAGAGATACATCAACTAAATATTTAACAGGAGCATTGTCAGGATTAGGTATGTCAGATGCTAATGCTCTAAGATTTGCAAGAGATTTTACAGGTCGTACAGATATGGATGATATTGGTCAGAGCTTGGGAGTCTTAGATTTTACTCCTGCTGGATTAGTTTATGGTGTTGATGAAGCAGTCGATCAGTTTCAAGCTGCAGAAAAGCCAATAGATTATATTGCTCCAACAGTCGGTCTTGGTCTAAGTGCAGTTGAAGCATTCCCAGTAACTAAAATCATGACTAAACAATTAAGAGGACTCTTAAAAAATATAGGTAATAAAGCTGTATCAGATGCACCAGTTGATATGAGTAAAAGAAAAGCGATGACAACTATCGCAGCAGCACCATTAGTCGCAGGAGCATTAAGTGAAATTCCTGTTAAGAAAATTACTGATAAAGCTATTCCAGTTGATAATTCTAAAATCATTGAATCAATAAAAAAAGACTTTCCTAACGATATTGAAGAATTAAATCCACTCAAATTAAAAAAATATTTCTCCTCTTCAAAAAAACTTTTTGAATGGCTAGATAGTGGTGTAATGGATAATCTAATGATGCCAGATGCTAAATCATATTTAAAAGATTTCGATGGAGATTTTTTAAAAGCAAATGATAAAATGTTAGAAGAGATAGGGAATCTTATTGATTCTATTCATTATGATAAACACTATGAAGCAACAGGAACTGATTTTTTTAAAGAGAACATTACAGATATATTAATAGAAGATTTAACAAAAGTCGCTAAATAATGGCAGCATCATCAAAAATATTATCGCCTATGTTAACAAGCTGGTTTGAGAGTCTTGCTCGTAAGATGCAACCTAATCTTATAGATCGTTTTTCTAAGCCACCAAAGTATTCTGCTGGTAAAGATCCAGAGTCTTTAATAGAAGAAGCTGGTGAAAAAGCTAAAAGTCTTGAGGAAAAAGCTCCAGAGTTTTTTGATATGATTGAAGCAAAAGATTTATACAGTGGTCTTAAAAGAGCTCAATCAGGAGAAACTGCTATGGGTTTAATTAATCCTGCTGATTTTAGAAAGATTGCAGCACCATTGCCTGATGATGCTCCTCTTAATTCTGTTGAGAGAAAGTTTGGCTATGATTATTCTATGGGTCTTGTAAATAAAAATGTCAAAGAAATAGAAGATCTTATAAGAAATAAAATATTATTAGGAGATGCAACAGGCTCTGGAGTCCCAGAGCTTGGTTTAGAAAATATAGATAATAAATTGCTACAGGCAAGATTTCATGAAGGTCGTCACAGAAACAGAGCATTGAAAAATTTAGGATATGATAAATCTTTAGTTGAGGTTTTACCATCTACATACAGAGGAGACATAGTAACTTATAAACCAGATGTCGATCAGTTTTTAAATCTTCCAAAAGATACAAAAATTTATAGCGAGATGCGTGAGGGTCCATTGTCTAACGATCCAGAACCTCAAAATGTTGGTACATTAGGTGATATAATAAAGTTTTTAAGTGTTGGTGGTATAGCAACAAAAGGTGCATTAAGCCAGTTGCCTGAAGAATAATATTTACTAATTGATAGGAATTACTTAAAATGAATAGAACGCAATTCTCATCATTAATATCTAAAGGAGGTAGAAAAATGAAATATGGTAAATCAAAGATGGTTAAGCCAAAAATTAAGAAAATTAAAGGCAAAAAAAAGATTAAGAAATATGGAAAAAAATAGTAAAGACGTACAAGTCTATGTAACTGGCGTATCAATGACAGGAGAGGTAAAGCTAGATGAACACAATAGAACTCCTGAAGAAGATAAAGCTAAATCTGAGGGAGAAGAAATCTGCAATAGCAGAGAAGATGATTGAAGGTCGAATATCTGATTTTCAATTATATCAAAAAGACGTTGGTATAGCTCAAGGATTAGAAGATGCTTGTGCCATTATCGATGAAACATTAAACAAACTAGACGAAGGAGATGAATAGACATGCCTCATCAACATGAAGTAGCAAAGATTTATACTGACGAAGAGTCTAAATCTACAATCGGGCAACATCAGTTGCCTGTTCCTATGGGTTGGAAAATACTTATACAACCAAATCAAATCAAGCAACAGACTAAAGGTGGCATATTGTTACCGACACAAGCTAAAGACAATGAAGCATATTTAACTGCTCATGGTCAAGTTGCTGGAGTTGGAGAATTAGCATATCGAGATAGAAACACTGGTGATAGATGGAAGCAATCTGTCATACCTAAAGCTGGGGACAGAGTTACATATGGAAAATATGCTGGTCAAAAATTAGTAATCAATGGTGTGAGGTTTCTTTTACTCAACGATGACGAGATAACATCTATCTTGCCTGAAGGTGTAGAAGTAACAGCATATTTATAATTAGCGAATAACTTGGAGACGCAACCATGGAAGAAGAAAAGAATCCAGTATTGGATGAAATAAATAAAGAGATCGAAGAAACCAAGAAAAAGTCTGGTGATGATTTCGAGATCGAGATTGCTGAAGAACAAACAGAACAAGTAGAATCAAAAGAGGATTCTAAAGAACAAGTTCCTGATATTGACCTTAGCAAAAGAGTTCAGGCAAGAATAAATAAAATTACTGAACAAAGAAGATCAGCAGAGCTTGAAACAAAAAGAGCTCAAGAGGAAACTGCTCAACTTAAAGCTAGACTTGATCGTCTTGAAAAAGGCTCTGAAACTCAAGCACAGAATGAATTTCAGAATAATTATGATTTAACTAAAAAAGCATTACACAAAGCATTTGAAGAAGGTGACACTGATGCTCAAGTAAATTTCTCTGAGCAGTTAGCTGATATGCGTGCTGCAATTAGGATGTCTGAACTTCAGAAACAAATGCAGCAAACTCAGGCAGTTTCACCAACAGTTGGTCGTGCTCAGCAAACTGCTACAAATCCAGCTCCACCAAAAGCTATGGACTGGTGGCAGAAAAATAATTGGTTTAACTCTAAAGGATATGAAAGAGAAACTGCTGCAGCAAGAGCAATAGATGTACAACTTGATTTAGAGGGACACGATAAGAATTCAGAAGATTATTACATTAATTTAAATAATCGTTTACAAAAAATGTTTCCCGAGTTAATATCAGGGAGTGACCAGACTAAGACCAGAGTAAAAAGCAGACAACCAGTATCACCAACTGCAGGTGGCTCTACTTATAAAGGTAACAGAGTTCGCATGACACAGGATCAGTTACGAATGGCGAGAGAGCTTGGAATTAATGATGAGGCAGGTCTTAAAAAATATGCTTCTGAAATACAGAAAAGTCAAAGGAGTTAATCATGACTGAGAAAAGAAATGTTCGTGCGAGTGAAGTAAGAGAAAGTGTTCGAGATGAGGAGTCAAGACCTCAAACTAATTGGACACCACCAGCATTGTTGGATGCACCAGAGCCAAGATCTGGATTTGTTCAACGATGGGTTGCTACCTCGATTCAGGGGAAGGACACACCTGACAACGTATTTAAAAGAATGCGCGAAGGGTGGGAAGCTCGCCCTGCTAGTACTGTGAAAAGTAAGTTGTTTCCGACTATTAATCATGGACAGTGGGAAGGTTGTATTGGGATTGAAGGAATGTTGCTCTGTGAAATGCCTGAAGAAAAACATAAGCAAATGAAGGCTTATTATTCTAACAAGAGCGTGGAGCAAAACGAATCACTCGCAGGAGACCTTGATGCGTTAGGACGAAAAACTGGACAACCAATCTTTCAAGACAGAAAGAGTTCAGTGAGTGGTGGTAGGCAAATGTCTGCCATGGAAGATTAACCAAACTTAGAAGGAAGAAAAAATGGCAAATGTTGATGCTGCTTTTGGGTTAGCACCCATCCGTCATCTAAGTGGTAATGGTTACTCTCGTGCTAATAAATATACTATTGCTTCAGGATTAGCTGAAAACATCTTCACAGGAGATGTAGTCATAATCATTGCAGCTGGGGTTATTACACCTCACACTGCAACAGAGGTTAATAATATAGGTGTTTTCGCAGGAGTATCATATACTGCAGCAGATGGCTCTTATGTTTATTCACAATATTGGCCATCAGGCACAGTTGCAACTGATATAATTGCATATGTGTACGATGATCCATATACAGTGTTTAAAGCACAATCCGCAGGAACTACTGCACAGACAAACATAGGAAACTGTTGTGACCTTGTTGCTGGTGCTGGTTCTACTACTACAGGTCAATCGGGTTTTGAATTATCAGGAACTATGGCAGCAGGAACTGCCAGTTGTAAAATTCTTGGTCTTTATGAAACTGCAGATAATGCCTTTGGTGCAAATGCAATAATGGAAGTACTTATCAATGAGCATCTGCTCAAAGATAGTGCTGGAATATAGGGAGATTTATAAATGGCAATGAATAGAGCACAATTCGCTAAACTGCTTGAGCCAGGATTAAACACCTTGTTCGGCTTAGAATACGCATCGTATCCACCAGAGTACACACCAGTATTTGAAAGCAACACTTCTCAAAAAGCATTTGAAGAAGATGTATTGCTAACAGGTTTTGGTATTGCTCCAACTAAAGATGAAGGATCTGGAGTTTCTTATGACTCAGCATCTCAACAGTTTACTTCAAGATATCAACATGAAACTATCGCTTTAGCATTTTCTGTTACAGAAGAAGCTGAGGAGGATGGTCTTTATGGATCTCTTGCTTCACGTTATACAAAGGCACTTGCTAGATCTATGGCTTCTACTAAAGAAATCAAAGCAGCAAATGTTTTAAATAACTCGACAAGTACAACTGGTGGTGATGGTGTATCTTTATTAAGTACAGCCCATCCGACTCAAAATGGAAATCAAAGTAATACTTTGGCAACTGCAGCAGATTTATCTGAAACTTCATTAGAAAGTATTCTGATTAATATTGCTGATATGAAAGATGATCGTGGTCTTAGGATCGCAGCACAAGGAACAATGTTAATTATTCCTACTGCATATTCTTTCGTTGCAGAAAGATTGCTTGAAAGTCAGTTAAGAACTGGAACTGCAGACAACGATTTAAATGCTATCAAATCAGGTGGTTATCTACCTCAAGGATATCATGTAATGAGACGTCTTACAGATTCAGATGCATTCTTTATTAAGACTGATGTTCCTGATGGATTAAAAATGTTCCAAAGAAGTCCTATGAAAAAAGGCATGGAAGGTGATTTTGAAACAGGAAATGTACGTTACAAAGTAAGAGAAAGATATTCTTTCGGTTTTACTGACTGGCGTGGAGTCTTTGGTACAGAAGGTGCTGCATAAAAACTAATATAGGAGAGGGGATAACTCCTCTCCTAAACATAAACCTTGACTGCGAAAGCAGACACTTGCCAAGACAAGGAGATTGATATGGCTAATACTACATTTACAGGAGCAGTCCGCTCTGAAAACGGATTTAAAGTTGTTTCTAAAAATGCTACAACAGGTGCATATACTGATGTTGCTTCTATTGCTTCAACAGGTATTGTAACAAACAAATATGTAAAGCACGTTGGCTTTGCAACTGGTGTGACTGTAAACACTACTGCAGGGGATAGTCCAGCTATTGGTCAGTTTACCCAACCAGCTAACACAATAATTACTGACATAAAAATATTTTGTGCCACTGCTCCAGTTATTGGAACTGGTGATATTGGATATGAAGTTGGAACATCGTCTTCTGGTGCTCAAATTGTTGCAGCAGTAACTGATGAGATTCTTGATGGTGGAACAACTGTCGTTGTAGGAAATGTAACCACAACTACACTCGTTGCAACAACACAGAGTGCAACAACTGCTCCAGTGTCTGCTCAATACACCTCTGCTGAAAGAACTATTTTCTGTAATATAACGAACACAGTTGATGCGACAACTGCTGGATCATTTACTTTCATCATTGAGTATGTGCAGATTGCATAATTTAATGGGGGATTAATTTCCCCCACTTTCATAAGGAGAATTAAATGAGCATTCAAAGTGACGTACAAGTCGGATTTATTGCTGATGAAAATGCAGCAGACCCAGATAGGCTTGTAACTGCAGCAAGACCAAACACTTCAGCAACAATGGCAGAAACTACCTTTTTGGGTGGGGGTGCTAGAAATGTGACTGTAACAACTAGTGGTACTGGTGATAATGCTAAGACTTGCACAATAACTGGTACAGATGTTTTTGGTAATGCTATGACTGAAGTTATAACATCAACAGGCTCAGCAGAAGCAGTAGCAGGAACTAAATTATTTTTAACAGTTAGTGCTGTAGAATGTTCTGCTCAATATGCAGCAAACATTACAGTAGGTTCTGGCTCATTATGTGCAAGTGCAGTAGCAGGTGGTAATCGAACTAGAATGAAAGGTTATTCTATTGTATCTGCAGGAACAGCAGGTTTGGTCAACTTTCACAATGGAACACCTGAAAGTGGTACAATTATTTTTAAAGCACAAACACTTGGGACTGATAATACAACTATAGATAATACAATTCCAGATGAGGGACTTTTATTTTCTAGTGGTTTGACTGTTGGATATACAGTCGCAACAGTTGTATTAGCAAACATCTTTTTTGCATAAGGTAAAACAATGGCAACATCTGGAACAGTAGCATTTAGACCTAATGTTGAGGAAATTATAGCAGAATCATTTGAGAGATGTGGGATTGATCCACAGACAAGAACTGGCGATCATGCACGATCTGCAAGAAGAAGCATTAATTTATTATTCTCAGAATTTGCAAATCGTGGTATTAATTACTGGACTGTAACACAAAACACTTTGACACTTGTCAATGGCACAACTAACTATACTCTGCCAGTAGGCACTATAGATATATTAGATGCAGTCATAAGAGATAGTACATCTGGTGTAGACCAAATTATTAATAGAGTCACAATACAAGAATATAATCAAATACCAGATAAAACAAATGCTGGTAAGCCAAGTCAATATATGATAGATAGGCAATACACACCTGTTATATACTTCTGGTCAGTTCCTAACACCTCTACATTATCTCTAGTATATTGGGCAATGAACCAGCAAGAGGATGTAAATGCTTCAAATCAAGACACAGATATACCTTATAGATGGAGTGACACCATTTGTGCAGGATTAGCATCAAAACTATCTATGAAATATGCACCAGAAAAGTTTCAGCTATTAAATGAGATGTATGAGAGAGCATTTAGTTTTGCAGCACAAAGCGATAATGATGGTGTAAGTCTAAGAGTACAACCAACAGCATTGAACTTAACATAATGGCAAGATACGCAAGTGGAAAAAAATCAAAAGCAATAAGCGACATAAGTGGCTTTAAGGTCAATTATACAGACTTAAAAACCACTTATGATAATTTTAGAGTTGAACCAAGCGAGTTTGATCCTAAACATCCACAACTAACACCAGCCAAAAATGTTATTGATGCAACTGCATTATTCCAACCAAGACCAGACAATGATCCAGAGAATGTTAGTTTTGTAGTTGGATTCAATACAGATATTTTTGCAAGTAAAATTGAAAATGCACAAAAAGGCATTGGCATTAAAGGTTTAGGTGCTATAGGCACATTTACAATAAGATTAGATCATTCTCAAGATGTTACTGGAGTTAGTGGCACTGGAGCATTAGGAACTCTTAACTTTAAATCAACCTTAACAGAAACTGGTGTTGCTGGAACTGGTGCTATAGGTTCTATTGAGCCTACTGGCAAAAGGGATGTAACTGGTGTAAGTGGTACTGCTACATTGGGTGGCATTGGTGTTACAGATGGTGCTTCTGTCAGGATTGCACTACTAGAAACTGGTCTAGCAGGAACTGGTGCTATTGGCACAGAAATACCTAAAGCATCTCTCACAGAAAGTGGATTGGCTGGAACTGGTGCAATTGGATCTGTTAGTATCAACATAGGTGAGCTAGGATTTGGTGGTGGTGACTGGGGCGAAAGTACATGGGGTCAATAAATGAATTATACTAGCTTAGTTTCACAGATACAAAACTTTATGGAAGATGATAGCACAGAGCTATCTAATTCTATTAATGATATAATAGCACAAGCAGAATCAATGATATTTCAAAGATTGCCAAGTTTGCCTTGCTTTAGACAGATAACAACAGGCACTTTAGTTGTAGGTACAGACGATTATACAGTTGCAAATGCAAGGATGATTAGACAAGTTTCTATAACTGATAGTAGTAGTAATGTATCTTTTTTAGATCATAGAGTTGACAGTTATTTAAGAGATATGCATCCTAACTCCTCGACAACAGGACAGCCAACTATGTACTCAACTAAAAGTGCAGGAACTAGTGGTATTGTGGTTACATTAGGTCCTACACCAAGTGCTACTTTAGCATTTCAGGTTGATTTTGCTGCTCCAGAAACAGGTTTATCTTCGTCAAATGCAAACTCTTGGATCGGTGATAATGCAGAGAATGTTTTGCTTGCTGCATCACTTTATGAAACTTCTGCTTTTCTTAAGGCTGCAGAAACGCTAAACTTGTACAAAGCTCAGTTTGATGAAGCTATAGCATTGTTTCAGCAGGAGATGGGAAGAAATTACACAGCAGAGTATAACGCAGGAATATAAGGAGAAAATAAATGTCAATATCACAAGCAATGTGTACATCTTTTAAAGTTGAATTATTAGATGAAGGACACGACTTAATAGAAGACACACTGAAAATAGCACTGTACACAAGTTCAGCTAGTTTAGGAGCTGGAACGACTGCTTACTCAACATCAAATGAAATAAGTGGAACTGGTTATACTGCAGGTGGTGAAACACTAACTAGTAAAGCAGTTACAACAACAGGAACAACTGCTCACTTTGATTGTGCTAATCCCACATGGACTTCTGCAAGTTTTACTGCAAATGGTGCTTTAATATACAATGATACAAATGGTGATAAAGCAATAGCAGTTTTAGCATTTGGTGGAGATTTCACAGTCGCAGGAGGTACATTTGAAATTGTGTTACCAGCAGCAGGGACTTCAGGAATAATAAGAATAGATTAGGAGTTAAATAAATGGCTAGTTCATACGTCAATAACCTTAGACTTAACGAAATGGCTACTGGTGATGCTAGTGGTACATGGGGTACAGTCACTAACACAAACCTAGAACTGATTGGTGAAGCACTTGGTTTTGGCACAGAAGCCATAACGACAAATGCTGATACTCATACAAGTACAGTAGCAGATGGAGCTAGTGATGGTTCAGGATCAAATAATGGTGCGAGAGCCATGTATCTTAAATACACTGGTACATTAGATAGTGCTTGTACAATTACAATAGCACCTAATGATATGAAGCGTATGCAATTTATAGAAAATGGTACAAGTGGATCACAAAATATTATAATAAGTCAAGGGTCTGGAGCTAATGTAACTATACCTCCTGGAGATACAAAAGCAGTATATCTTGATGGTGCTGGAAGTGGTGCAGCAGTTGTAGATGCCTTTGCTTCTTTAAATGTTGTTGATCTAAAAGTTGAAGATGACTTGACTGTAACAGATGATGCTTCAGTTGGTGGAGACTTGCTTGTTAGTGGAGAAGTGCAAACTGCCAATATTGGTTTTACAGATGGTGATAATGCTATGACCATAGCAGATGGTGGAGCAGTAACATTTCCACAAGCATCTGTCTTTACAAGTGGTTTTTCTGCTAGTGCAGGAGTAACAATAACTAATGCTGACAACACAGACCAATTAGTTCTCAAATCTACAGATGCAGATGCTAACGTAGGTCCAGTTCTTAGGTTAAACAGAGATAGTGGTAGTCCTGCTGATAGTGATTTACTAGGTTCTATTATATGGCAAGGAGATAATGATGCAGGAGAAGCTACAGAAGTAGGTCAAATGTTTGTGCAATTTGATGATGTTTCTAATGGTTCAGAAGATGGCTCTATATATCTCAAAACAAGAACTGCTGGCTCTTTAATTAGTAGAATAGGAATGTTCTCAAGCACAACAGTAATAAATGAAGATGGTGCAGACATAGACTTTCGTGTTGAATCAGACACTAATGCCAATATGCTTGTTGTTGATGCTGGGAATAACCGAGTTGGAATAGGTGCAGTTGGAGGAAGTGGTAATGGGTTAGCTGTTACAAACACAGATGGTGGTAGTGCTTTAGTAGTACATAGAGATTTTTCAGGTTCAAATGTAGGTAGTGCTACAACTTCTGCTACTTTAGATTTTACAATGAGTGACTCTGCAACATCACATCAAACTTTAGCTAAAATTTCACCTCAAGCTATAGCAGGAACTGGAGATGCTCTTGGTGGAATTATGAGACTTTTTACATCAAATTCTTCAGGCACAACAACCGAACGTATGCGGATAGATAGTTCAGGCAATGTAACGGTGGGTAAAACTAGTAATAGTCATTCAACTGTTGGTGTTGGTTTAGAATATTCAGGTGGTGGAAATTTTGTAGTTAACGGAGGTACAACATTAATATTAAATCGCCTTTCTAGTGCTGGCACAATCCTTGATTTTAGAAAAGATAGTTCTAGTATAGGGATTATTGGTACTAATGGAGAACTAGGAATAGGTGACGAAGATGTAGGTATTTACTTTAGCCCAAGTACAGATAGCATTATTCCTTGTAACCCTGCTAGTACTTTTGTAAATAGAGGAAGTGCGATTGATCTTGGCTATTCTTCAGTTCCTTTCAAAGACATCTACCTATCAGGTGGTGCATTTATAGGTGGTACTGGTTCAGCAAATAAACTTGAGGATTATGAAGAAGGCACTTGGACTCCTGCTTTTGCATCAACTAGTGCAACATTTGCTTATGCTGTTCAAGGTGGAACTTATACAAAAGTTGGTAGATTAATCATGTGTTCATTTAGACTTGCACTAAGTGGGGCACCCGGAGGAACAACAACTAATGGTGTTGTGGTAAGTGGATTACCTTTTAATAGTGGCACTTTAGAACAAACATATCATGGTGGTATGTTTGGTGGATATATGAATATTAATTTAGATTCAACTGGTGTTCTTGCCTATCAAACAGCAAGTGGAGCAGCAACTGTAGAGCTTAAAGTTGTTGGAGATAATATAGGTGAACAAGGTGTTCAAGCTAATGATTTAAATAGTAACGCAGAAATTCGAGGTCAAATAATATATCACACAGCATAATAAGGAGAATTTAATTATGGCAATAACAAAATCAACAGAAATACCAAAGATTGAGGTTGTAAATACTTGGAGTATTCAAGTTGCTACAGACACAGTTATTAAAGAAGATGGTACAGAAATATCAAGGTCAAGACATCGTCATGTTTTAAACCCATTTACCTCTGGAAAAAATGGTGATACTTGGATTCACACTACAACAGATATTTCTGGAGAAGATTCAAGTGTTCAAGCAATAGCAAATGTAGCATGGACAGATACAGTCAAAGCTAATTACAAAATATTTGTAGAATCACAGGAAAATTAAATGGCAGTAACATGGAAAGTAAACTCAATGGATAGAGATATTACACAAGATGGTAAAGTCGATGTGGTAACAACTATACATTGGACAGCAAGTGAAACAGACAGTGATGGGAATAGTGGCTCATCTTACGGATCTGTAGGTGTAACATTAGGATCAAGTTCTTTTGTTGCATATAAAGATATAACAGAAGCAGATGCTATTGGTTGGGCTAAAGATGCACTTGGTTCTGATGAAGTTGCAGAAATAGAAGCGAACATTGCTAGTCAAATAGCAGAAGCAAAAACACCAACAACAGCAAGTGGAGTATCGTGGTAATGACTGATGAAAATATATTTACTTTGGATGGCAATTCATACAAAGAAGAAGATTTAGATAACAAACAGAAATATCTAATAAATCAAATTAAAGACTTACAAGCTAAATCAGCAAGTCTTAGATTTCAATTAGATCAAGTTTCTGTCGCACAATCTAGTTTTACTAATTCATTAATTGCATCATTAAAAGAAAAAATGGAGTCAATAGACAATGCCGAAGATAACGACAATGGAAGTCAAATCGCAAATTGACACACATGAAGCAGTCTGTGCTGAAAGATGGAAAGAAACTATCTTAAGAATAAAAAGGATTGAACATATTATGATTGGCACAGCAGGAACTATGATTGTGATGATGATTGGCTTGTTGGTAAGATAAATAATGACTGCATTTATGCTGGTTTGTTATTTAGGGATGCAAATGGAAGGTGGCATATATTTTAAAGATGTTAATGATTGTTTGTCTTATAAAAAAAGATTGCATAATCAAACAATTATGAAAGGTGAAGAAGAACAAACATATCAATGTATGTGCAAACTTATACCAAAGATAGATCCTGATAAAGTGAAGGTGTATTAATGACTGAAGATAAAAAGAAAATAATTAATTTAGATTTAAGTAATAACTCCTTTGAACTTTCCCTTAGAATACTTGGCAATGAATTTGTAGCTATAAAAATAGGATCAACTAACTTTAGTGGTAAACTTATAGCTGGTGGTATACTTATGTTATTTTTTACCTTTATGTTATTAGAAGTATTTGGTTTGCATGAGATTTTACAATGACAAAAAAATTAGAAAAAAACTCAAAGTTTGCTAAATTAGATACTAATGGTGATGGTGTAGTTTCAGACAAAGAGTTTGAAATGAAAGAAAAAATTATTCTTTTAGAAAACAGAGATAAAAAAGAAGACCAACAAAGATATTTAGTTTGGTTTAGTGCATTATCTGTTACATTATTTATAATTGTATTAATGACACCATTACTGCCTATGGAAAGAATTGATCATTTATCAGGCATAGCAGAGATATGGGTGTTATCTAACATGGGTGTTATTGGGTCTTTTATAGGTTTTAATCAAATGGCAAAAAGAGGTGAAAAATAATGTTGACTGCACTCATAGGTCCCGTTTCAAATCTTCTTGGCAAGTTTATTGAGGACAAAGATGTTAAGAATAAGTTGTCACATGATTTGGCTACACTTGCAGAACGTCATGCCCAAGAACTAGCCAAAGGTCAAATACAAGCTAACGTAGAACAAGCGAAACATCCTAGTTTATTTGTAGCTGGTGCAAGACCAGCAATTATGTGGATATGTGCATTAGGGTTATTTACTCAATTTTTTATTATGCCTATAGCAGAGTGGGTAACAGTTGTATGGATGCCTGACGTATTGCTTCCAGAATTAAACACTGGCGAACTTATGACTTTAACTCTTTCATTATTAGGACTTGGTGGGATGAGAAGTTTTGAAAAAACAAAAGGTATAGCTAGAGAGAATATGAAAAAATGATGTGGCACTATTTAACAATATCTAAATTTTTTAATAAGATTGGTAATTATTTTTACTATCGTCATGTAGATTGTTTGAGAAAAAGGCAAGGTAGATAATGGATATTGAAATATTAAAACAACAATTAATAGAAGATGAAGGATGTAAGTACGAAATATATTTAGATCATCTGGGATATAAGACGTT